CTACGCTCTCGTGTTCGTTACGCAACCAATAGGCGCTCAAGCCGAAAACGACAAAATGTTCTTTAGCGTTCTCTCCAGCGTGGCTACATTTATAACCGGAACACTTGCCGGCCTCATGATTTCAACAGGAAGAAGTACTGACGATAAAAACGGCAACGGTATTCCAGACAGCGAGGAAAAACTGTGAAAACGGAGGACAAGTAATGGCCGGAGCACCCCCGAAGAAAAAAGTTATTCGTGAGGAAAAGAACAGCGAAGAGATTGCATTTACAACTGCAAAAAACTCTGAATACAACACTTGCACCCCAATGCTTAATGCTGCGTACATAAGAATCACACACCCATTCACGCGCAAGGATATACACCTAAGCACAAAGAGTCATGAGTTCTTTTCATTGTTCAAGGAGATGTCAGACAAAGGCCTTGGCGACCGGCTATTCATGGAGCTAAGTCAATTTGGCGCGAACATAGATGATAAGTGGTTTGAGGTCCTCCATGAAGCAAAGATTTACTGCGGACAAGAAACTGCGCAATGAGAGTATGGATTGACCAAGACTTATGCACTGGAGATGGTCTTTGCGCGGAGATAGCCCCAGATGTTTTTCACATGATGCCGGACGGGCTTGCGTATGTGCGCGAAGGGGACAAGATTTATGCGGCCGCTGTGGGGAACCCAGAGGGAGCAGCCGGAATGGCTTCTTTCGCAGACGAAAGACTATCTGACGTAATCGAAGCAGCAGAAGAATGCCCTGGCGAGTGCATCTTCATTGAGCCGTAAATGTGGAACAATCGCTAGAAGCAAAAGCCTGGCTTAACTGCAATCCAAAACATCTTTGGATATTCGACAAGCTAATTGTTTCTAGACTTTCTGGGCACACGTGTGGTCCACGAGGAACTCCGGTTCCAGAGCCAGGTGAATACTTTGTTAAGCCCGTGATGAACATTGAGGGGATGGGCGAAAAGGCAAGAAAAATATACATAGAAGAAAAAACCACAGAACTCCTCCATCCGGGCGAGTTCTGGTGTGAAGTCTTTGAAGGTGAGCATCTAAGCATTGACTACAGGGGATATCAGCCAATCCTCAAGACGGTCGGGACAAAGCATCTAGAGCGGCCATATCAACGATTCACTAAATGGGAAAAAACAGATAAGTGGCACCCTCTTCCGCAGTTCATAGGGTTAATCCCGCTTCAGTACAGAACAATCAACTGCGAGTTTATTGGTGGCAAACTAATCGAAATTCACCTGCGAGAAAACCCGGACTTTGCCCATGGCAATGATTCGATGATTCCATTATGGAAGAACGAGGTAGACCCAAAACCAGAGGGGTACAGGTTTATCAGTGACGAGGGAACAGAACTAGAACGTATTGGGATATACGTCAAGTAGCCTAAAAGTTGAGTTTTTCCCTCTCGAACTGCTTCCACTCACGGAACGAGCCGCCGTTGCCGTAGCTGTCGTAGGACTCGACCGAGTTCATCACAAACTTGTGTGCTGACAATATTGCTGTTACTGTTAAAATTAAGACGATGTAGAACATGACGTACAGTATGGCGTGTAATCGTGTTATAAGATGTAAACATCTAAAGTATCATAAAAATAGATAGGTCCCATCATGAATTTTAACGACTACCAACATCGAACCAGCTCTACCGCAATCTACCCAGAAGAAAAAGCGCTTGAATATTTAGCTCTAGGTCTCTGCTCCGAGGCTGGGGAAGTAGCGGGAAAACTAAAGAAAATTATTCGTGATTATGGTTCAAATCTGACGGAAGAAAAGCGATTTGAATTAGCATCAGAACTGGGTGATGTTCTTTGGTATGTTTCTCAATTAGCGCTTGAGCTAAATGTCACGCTGGATGTTATAGCTCATGAGAATATCGCGAAACTTGCCGACAGGAAAGAGCGTGGGGCAATAGGTGGGAGTGGTGATTTTAGGTGATTGACATCAAGAAGAGCTGCCAGTTTGTTTCTGCAGTTGTTTTCGCTCCGGTAATAGTTGTGGTAATGCTAAAAACATTTCTCAGAATGAGAAAAGACTTGACCACCCCTAATCGAGAGATGTACGAATAACTGGATTTCTGTCCAACATATCCTCGAGTGCTTCGTTCGGCGTGTTGCCAATACCAAACAATTTTGAGTCGTCTGAATCCCAAAAATCTAGAGCGTCACAGTCATCTCCGTCAATGTAGTCGTAGTACCCCGGTGCGAGCTCTATATCTCCGTGATACGCATACCACTCACCGCCCTCATATGTCCCACCATAACGAGATTGCCTTATCGTTATTGGGTACATGCTAGTGGTGCATCGTGGATGCACTAATAAACCCGTAGTCTTCTGGTCCGTGCTCAATGCACAGTGTCTGATAAAAACGATTTTTTACTCTTAAATTTCCATTTACTCCGCACACCTCGCAAACCAGGTATGACCTTTTCTCAAAAGGTGCAACAATTGCGCTAGTCCTGTAAACCAGAGCATCATGTGAAGGCCTGACATAATACCTTAGGCCTCCGAACTTTTGTTTTATTTGATAAATCTTGTAGTTTGGGTCGAACGCAACCAATGCATTGTGGCATTCCTTTATCAAACCACCCCACCCTTCTCCAACCGCAATATGATTATCGTACCCATCTACAAAACGTGTGCGCAAAAAATCAAACTCTTCCGAGAGACCTATTTCCTTAAAGCTCACATCGCCTCCTCTTCAAAATTGAAATCAATTACATGTTCGTCCATGTATTTTCTTGGCGGAAGTCTATCTATGGTTAGGATTCGCTTCACCCACCTATCGCCTCCATCGTATTTTGGCTGAAACGGCTTTCTACCATGAACCGCAACCCTGTTGTCTATAACCATAACTTCACCAGCTTTGAGTGCTACTTCTTTTGTTGTCTTTGATATTGCATCACGAACAGCAGAGAGAGTCGATTGCGCTTCTGTTGTCTTGCCCCTCATTAGCGCCCAGTCAAATGTAAATACATCATGGCCCGCTTTATCACGGGAAAGAGGGGTAATTCCAAGAGTGAAATCTGGTTCCCCATCCATCATAAAGCTGTCATCCAATGAGGTCGTAAAGGCTGGAGTTCGGAGAACATTTATCTGCTCTTCAGAAAGCTCGGAGACTATGTCATCAAGGGAGGAGTATGTTGTCAGTGCTGTTTCGTCGCCGCGCAAACACATCAAAATGACATGTGTTGGCTTATACGGGTGAAAAGCAGTTTCAGTATGAAGGTATAACTCAACTTTCGATGACGTAGATATTTGTTGATTTTCGTTTTTGTGCACAGGAACAATGTTTTGAATCAGTCGCCCACCCTGTTCCTGTCGGTAACTAACTGGGTATCCGTGGAATCCAGCGATTTCAATAAGGTTGGATGTAGCTTCCGGGGTCCGAGCGTCATCAATAATTGGAATCGCCGGGGTAGGCGGAATATCGCCGATATCGACATTTTTGATGATTTTTACGGACATAAATAGAACTTAGCAAAAGTAGAGCCCTCGGTGGGAGTCGAACCCACGGCCACCTCATTACAAGTGAGGTGCTCTACCACTGAGCTACTGCGTGCATAAAACAGTAACACGATTGGAGGAATGGGAGGGATTTGAACCCCCGGTCCGCGCAAACGGACTCCTGTTTTCAAGACAGGTGCAATAAGCCTCTCTGCCACCATTCCGTGGCTGGCAAGGTAGGGCTCGAACCTACGACCCAGGGATTAACAGTCCCTTGCTCTGCCAACTGAGCTACTTGCCAAAAAATATGGTTAATTTTTAAATTTGCAATCAGTTATGGGCACACCATCCCATTTTCAACCCATGCCTTGTACGTGACAGGCATAGTTTGAGCCAAAATAATTTCAACACGCGTTGCATATCGGCGAATGTCTACCTGTGCAGACTTGTCTAGACGAAGAGATAAAAAATTCATTAACGAGCGAGCATTTACCGTCCAATAAAACTGTGTATACATTCCCATTGGCAAAACTGTTCGTGCAAGTTCTTTTGCAACGCCGTCATTAATCAATTCTTTGTAGGTGCTGTATGCCATTTCGTTTATATTTTGAATTCTTTCAATAGCTCTATCAGCGACATCTTTTTCAACAGGGTCAAAGTGGTAGGCGCCTGGTTTTCCAACCTGAGTTCTCACATCGTGCTCCGCAGGAACAAAAAACTCATCGTTCACCATGCTATATCGAGCTGAAAATTCATTAAACGAACCTATTCGGTGCCTAAACCATTCCCTGGCAACAAATATTGGACATTTAATATGAAACCTAAATGCATTATGCTCAAAAGGAGTGCCATGTCTTTCGCGCATTAAGAAATTTATCAATCCTTTTGCTGCTTCGTCAAGCTCTTCTTGGTGTCGTGCGAAAGAGACGCGTGCTGCATTGACAACTGACATATCGTCGGCCATATGTGCGTCTAGACGTACAAAACCAAACTCATCAATTTGTCTTTCTTTTATTTCCATTGCAGCCTCCATGATTGATGTGTTTGATGGCGCGTCGGGTAGGACTCGAACCTACAACCTACAGATTAGAAGTCTGTTGCTCTATCCGATTGAGCTACCAACGCCTGCGTGGCCTATTACTTTACAGGACAAGCACCAGTAGCGCAATCGTCAAGCGCAAGCAGTCCGTCAAAGGAATTTTGTACCAAAGGAATTGAAAAATCTATTTTTGATATCAGTTTTTGGTATTCCTCTTTGGTGATTTCTTCGTATGGCGGAAGCGGGAAGTTGTGGTCGCTGTGCAAAAGGAACGATACCGATTTAACGCCCTTGTCGTAGTTCTTGGACAACCATTCTTTGATTGAGTCAAGCTCTTCCTTGCGGTAGTAGACGGTTACGGACACGGCGTTGTCTGCCCATACGGTTTGCATCTTCTTTACCCATTCAAGCTGCTCAACTGCTGTCATGCTTGCTGCCAGAACTGCACCCTCTGGTGATTCGCACGGAAAATCAACCACATATTTAGTGTGGTCTTCGCGGCCGTCAATTCCGATATCCCACTGAACTTTATAACCGCGCTTACGGCAACCATCAACCAATGGGTCTGATGAACCAAAGCGCACACGTCGGATATAGTACTGCGCAAATCCTGGATGTATACCAGGCGTGTTGCCTGGGAGCAGCGCCAAAGTCCCTGATGGCTGAACTGTTGTGAGACGCACTGATTCTGGCCAATTATTTTCTGCCGAGTACTTTTTATCAAATTCACGGAGATTTGTATACGCCTTATCGAGCCACTCAATCTTTTCCTGCTCCACCTGCAAGATTCCAGTGACGCTTTGGCCAAGTCTTGCGTTCTTGCGAACAATCTCGGTTGTCTTTGCGTATGGGTAGTCAAGCCGGGTTATCTGTTTCTGCACCTTGTACAGCAACATTGATATTTCTTTTAACTGTTCAAGTGATTCGACATTTGGTAAAAATATTGTCGCAAGATTGCATGACTCACCATCGGCGAGAGCGATTTCCGCACATGGATTAAAGCCTTCAATGCTGTTGTCAACCATTCTTTCGCCCAGTCGGCCATAATTCCTTGCAAGCTTGCGGTTAACAAGACCGTATGGTTCGCCTGAGCCGTCATAGCCTTTCCACAGCTCTGCCATGATTTCTTCGTATGCATCTGCATAGATGGAATTATTGGAGTTGGCGCGCCATGCTGGAACACTACCCGTGGACCAGTTCTTTGCTCGAATAAAAAGAACATCGTCTGGGTCGCCGATAGCAATCTGTGCTGAACGACGTGACGAACCAGAAACAACAATTCGGCCAATGATATTGCAAATGTCAAGCACGTCAATTGAGCGAAGCTTCTTGCCCTCGCGATTCTGCATTACCTTGCATATGTCGGCAACTCCGTCAATTAGTGCGCCCGGACCAGATGCGGTGCCGCCGAATGTCTTCAATGGCGCGCCGTATTCACGAATCAAAATTGTGGAGTACGAGAAAGACTTGCCAGTATCAAAATATGACTTAAGAACTGCATGAAGAAGTCGCTTCCATCCTTGACGAGAGTCGGGAACGATAATGTCGGCATCATTTGACCGCTCGTGAGTGATGACGACTCCAGGCTTAACTTTTGGTAACTCGTGAATCTTAGAGCGCTCTACCGAGAATCCAACGCCTCCTCCAAGCATCAGATATTCAAACAGCAATTCAAAATCCTCAATCGATTCAATATTTGTGAAGTAACAATTATTCAACGAAGTTGCATTGAACTTCTTTACAAGCGGAGTGCCAAGTTGCCAAAGAGCGCGTCCCGAAAGCGAGCAACGCAGATTAAACATGTGGTCAAAAAGCTTTTCTGCTTCCTCTGGAGTAAATGGAACGCCAATTTCAATTGCGCCGTTAATTGCGCGGGTAATTGTTTCGGTCCATGTCTCATTGCGACCAGTTCCATCGACTGGGCGGCTGTACGTGCGTAGGTATACAACCTCGCCCAAACCACCGAAACCCCATGGTGTTTTTTTATCTGCGTAACCTGCGATGAAAGATGGGTCAAGAATAGACATTTTAATTTAATTCCTTACTGTGTGGTGCGGTGAGCGTATAAGAGAAAAGAGTGTAGCCGAAAAAAAAATACTGAAATGGTCCAGCGTCGTGGAAAAAATTAAATTAGTCCGAGCTCTTTTGCTGTATTTAATGGAATGTGTTGTCCAGCTCGATAAATTATTGTTTTTGTTGTTACGCCTGGTGCTATTTCGTGTTCTTCAACATAATCTTCTTCAACATAAAAAGTCAAATTGTCATCTAGTGATGAATTCGTGTTGTAACCAAAAATAATTTTTGGTGGCCCAGATTCTCCACCACAATCACCGGTCGGATGACCACAAACTGGGCATGGTTGACGGCCGGCTCGGTGAATCTTTACGCCTGCAATTATTTCTACTTCCCCTTTGGAACCATCTCCAAATGCAGGGCTATCGTAAAAAGCTCCCATAATATTTAATTATACCTAATATTTAAACAGTAAAATCTTGAATCAGGAAGCCAAGTTCGTCTATTTCATCCCTAACTCGCATGATTTGCCCCTGGCTCGCCTCATCGACTACGTTTCCCATTAGCGAATTTCTTATCATTTGCGGATATTTCGCCTGTTTCAGGTATTTGTCTGCCTTTTCTGGGTAAAAGAGCATTTCTGCCCAATCAACTTTTTTACCTATTGAGACGGAATATGGTGCGGCGACCATCGAAACCGGCGTTACCGAGTCGGAATCGTCGATAGAGGCATGGCTTATCGTTATGCACTCAGATACAGAGTTATCCTTATCTACGAATGCGGCCGCCAGACTGGACCCCTTGGTCTGTGCTGCATCGTAGGAGCAGTAGCCTTCAGCCACCATCGTCAGAGATGCAACACCCCAGTATTTTCGCATCAATTCGCATAATTCTTTACACTTTTCAAATTTTATTTCGTGTGGGAGGTTGGTGACAGACTGCTTCATTTGGGCGATAAGCATCAAGTACTTTGGGGACCATCCAAGAAAGTGTGTAGCTATGTCCTCTCCGATTCCGTGCTCGGAAATAGCAACATCTTTAGCTAACTGGGCCGACGTTAGGGCTAAGGCCATCTTGCCAAAATCGTCAACGTATTGCTCCACATTGAAATACTAATCATTATTAAAAAGTTGAACCGTAAATATGTTTTTTGAATAAAATACCCCTTTCACCGCGGACTCGATTTATGCACTAGAGTCTGTTCCATGACAACGAACAAGAAACCAACAGCAAAAAAAGCCGCAGCTAAGAAGGCTCCGGCCAAGAAAAAGCCAGCAGCCAAAAAGCCTGCGGCGAAAAAGAAGTCAGCACCGAAAGCTGCAGTCAAGGTAAAGGATTCTGCCTCCTCGTATCTTGCCAACACGGATGAATTCATGAAGGCATGGGATGCCATTGAAGAAAAAATTGAACAATCAGTTCCGGACAAGGTTGAAGTCGATACAACTAAGGCAAAGAATTGGCTAAAGAGCTTCTTGCGAAAGCTTTTTAAATAATCTTCAGACCGAGTCTTAATGACATCCGAGCGTAGGCGCTCACCAAGACGCAAAATAGCCGAAATAAAAAGAGTCGGTGCTTGGGGTCATGTTTCGTATCATCACGTCCTGGTATGTGGTCATACTGAGATACGTAAACGTGCAGCATCAACTGGAGAATTAGCTTGTGCGTGGTGTTTGCGCGCTGAACAAAAAGCCAGTGAGATTCGCGCGCTCGTCGGACCTCGGGTGATAAGAACCGAAGATGAAGCCCTTGCTGACGACGAAGTAAAGATTGAACGCACGCGAGCTGCGCTAGCAACAAGATTCTCTATTCCCGTAGACGCTGTAGATGTTCTTTCAGAAGATATATCTGGTCAACTGATTATCCGGAGTGCGACAATATTTCTTTCCGCCAGAGACGTGACAAGATTGGTTGACACCCGCTAACATCACTCCCATCAATTTATAGTTCATGATTGGGGGAACAGTGCCAAGCTATCCATATACGCAAAGTGAAATTCCAGTACGAGTAGATAGACCGCCGACTGACGGCGCGTGCAAAAATTACAGCCCAAACATTTTCTTCCCACACGCTGACAGAGAGAGCGATGATTTCAAGGAAAGCTATATCGAGTCTCGGGACAACACCAAGCTCGCTATAGAAATCTGCAATGAATGCGTAAAAATAGAGCAGTGTTTTGCGTACAGCATTTACCACGAAAAGTACGGTATCTGGGCTGGTACAACCGAACGGCAACGGAAGACTTTGCGACGTAGAATGAAAATACAATTGGTTCCGCGTGAACCGATAATTCTTATTCCAGGAATGAATCTCAAGTGACCAAATGACCCAAATATCCGACCCAGTAGAAAATTTTCTTGGACTGCTTGATGGCGTCCGTAAAACAAGCACCGGATGGGTTGCTCGCTGTCCGTGTAGAAGCGACGACTCAAACCCGTCCCTGTCTGTTTCGGAGGGCAACGACGGTCGTGTTCTAGTTACTTGTCACCGCGCAATGTCGTGCAATGTTGATGAAATTTGCAGTTCGGTTGGTTTGCGTGTTTCAGACTTAATGCCGCAGGATTCAAAACCTGTCATCAGAAATGCTGCAACAGACAAGCCGATAAAGACAGAAAAAAAACCAATACCCACACAGAAGCCGAAGTTGACTTTTGTTGAGTCATATGACTTTGTCGACGAAAATCATCAGCTGCTATTTCAAAAAGTTAGATATGTCGATGAGAATGGCAAGAAATCATTCAGCCAGAGAAAACCAGATGGGCGAAATGGCTGGGTTTATGCTCTTGGCGATACGCCGAAAGTTCTTTACAATTTGCCAGCAGTTCTTGAAGCCAAGAAAAATGGAGTACCAATTTGGGTTGTTGAGGGGGAAAAGGATGCCAACACACTCATTGACATGGGGATTGTTGCAACAACAATGCCTGGTGGTGCTGGTAAATGGCTCGACATCCACACAGAGGCACTAGCTGGAGCTGTTGTAGAGGTCATCGCCGACAATGACGAAATTGGGGTAAAACACGCCAACGAAGTAGTGGGGACACTTTCTGCCGCTGGGTGCAGCGCGCAGGCATGGGTCTGCCCATCGCATAAGGATATTACTGACCACATGTCGAGTGGTGGCTCAATCGATGGATTACTGCCAATTTTCGAAGACACGGAAAATCAAGATTTTGAGCAAATTGATTTTGAAGAGGTTGAGGTCGAGTTGCCCCAAACTCCAGAAGATGCCGCAATTGAGAAGCTAAGCGAACTGATTGCGCGAACCGACCTAAATGCAAAACAGAAAATTGCAAAGAGCAATCTAATCATTGCTTCTTCAACTGTGTCCTTTGTTCTGGATACTGGTCGTCTTGTTCAGTGGAATGAATTTCTTAGTGAAACCACTGGCGACACATATGAATGGGTTATTCCTGGGCTATTAGAAAAAAGCGAAAGAGTGATAGTCGTAGCCGCAGAAGGTGTTGGTAAAACTATGCTTGCGCGTCAGGTTGGAATTCTTACGGCTGCTGGAATAAATCCTTTTTCTTTTCAGCAAATGCCAAGAATTACAACACTTACCGTTGACCTAGAAAACCCAGAACGAATCATTCGAAGAACATCACGCTCAATTGCTCTCCAGGCCATGTCCCACGCAGGAACCGACAGCATTGACGCACATCTACTTTCCAAACCATCAGGAATGGACTTGCTCAAGGCGGCCGACAGAGCAATCCTTGAAGATGCGCTAGACCAAGTTCGGCCACAGCTTCTCGTGATAGGGCCGCTATATAAGGCATTTCTCGACCCGGGTGGGAGAACTTCTGAATCAATCGCCATTGAAGTGGCTAAATATTTGGACACAATTCGCGTTGTTTATGGTTGCGCTCTCTGGATTGAGCACCATGCCCCACTTGGTGCAAGTTCTACATCAAGGGATTTGCGTCCATTCGGTTCTGCGGTTTGGTCGCGCTGGCCTGAATTTGGCCTATCCCTACAGCCAGACCCAACTGCTGGTGGCGATTATGTTTATGACGTTAAGCACTTTAGAGGTGCTCGCGATGAACGCCACTGGCCGCTGAAGATGAAACGCGGAAAACGCTTCCCATTCGAAGTGGTAGAGTGGATGAAGACAACGACATGAGTGATGACAAAACAAAGCCAATAACGACTCGTGAATTTCTGAACGAGCGCGATATACGCATCTTTAAGATGCGCCAGGCTGGAACGTCAGTGCAGGAAATAGCCAGAAGATTCGGGGTATCCACATCATCTGTCACTCGTTCAGTTCAGCGCCAATTGGAAAAAATGAACAAGGAAGCAATTCTTGCTTACCCCGAGGTTCTTCGACTTGAGCTTGAGCGGCTAGACAACCTACAGCAGGCGATTTGGCCAATGACGCAGCATCGCAGGGAGGTTCAGGAGGATGGCACGGAAATTCAAATTGAACCAGACCTTAAGGCTATTCAGCAGGTTTTGTCAATCATGGACAGGAGAACAAAACTCCTTGGCATGGAGCAAACAAACGTCAACGTGCAAATGGATGTCAACAACAATACGAATATACGAGCCGTTATTGCCGGCCAGCCTGGAGTAGAAAGACCGGCGATTGGTTTTGACCCAGAGTCCGAAGCAAAAAAACTTTTGGAACTTATGGCTATATCCGGCGTGTTGCCCGAAAGTACAGTAAAGTCTCTTCTAGGGACGGATAGTTCGGACATTATTGATGCCGAAATAGTCGAGCTTTCAGGTCTGGATGAATCCGAGGAGGATTACGGTGAAGAAGCAGATAAAGATTTTGACGAGTGAAGACATAAACGCTTCAAACATGATGGCGGCAATGAAAAAAGTTGCTGACACAATCAGCCCAACTATTGCTCCTGTTGCAAAAGAAGACGACGCCCCAATCGATAAGTCCGTCCTCATCCGAACCACAGAAGCAGAAAGAGAGCGCTGGAAACAGGCCTCATCCGAGGAGCAACTATCCCTTTCTGCGTGGATACGAAACTGCCTTAACGAGCGCGCCAAACGAGCCCTAGATTGCGAGCACCCACCAAGCATGGTCAAGCGATATCCATGGTCCGTAACCTGCACAAAATGCAACACAAGACTTCAGTAAAGTCTTAACACTAGTCGAATTCATTTTTATTGAGTTTTATACAAGTGGTATCATTTTGTAGATGTCTAATGATGAGGAATTTGAGATTCCGTTTGAGCTTTCCCGAAAAGGTAGAGAGCTAGAGCAGGAAACCAAGGCGGTTGGTCGCCGCCTTGCCTCGTACGTAGGCGGCAGGCTTATTGACCGACCAAGCATAGGTGGTGGAAGAAAACGGCGCAGAGGGGATATTGATGTCCCAACTGGTGGAGTGCCCGGGAGCCGAAAGCCGACCGGTAGCGATTTTGACCCAGACGCAGACGGGTGGGTAGATGAGGGCACAACTAGTCCACGGTTTATCGGCACAAACAATGAAACTCAGACGTTCCGACAAGCCGCGCGACTATCTTCTGGGCAAGAAAACACAACAGAACAAACCAGCTCAGCAGAAGAAAAAGTTGCTGTGGCTCGTAAAAGAGTTGAAGGCCTAAGGGCTGCAATTGCCGAATTAGAGCGGTCCGGGAATTGGACAGGAAAAGATAACGATGTCGTTCTTAGCGGTAATTCAAGAGGTAACGAGCCAGTCGACACCATCGATATTGATAAACCTGGAATAAATCCAACAAATCAAACACGAGAAGAACACGTGGCACTCATCGAGAAAGACCTCGATAGTAGAAACATCAATGACCCTGCGCAACGGGAAAGCGAAATTAAAAAAGCCCTGTCAAGCAGAGTTATGGAAGCAAAAGAAAAACTTTCTCTTGCTGAAGAAAGTCTACGAATTCAAGAATTTGAAGAAAATCGCAAAAAAATACGAGATGAACAAAATGTTCTAGATGTTGAAGAAATACCAGAAGAAAAAATTGCAGTTCTTAAAAGCGAAGCTGCTTCGATAAGGTCTCTGAGTCAGCAAGAACAAGATAACCTTTTTATTTCACCAACACCAACCAACGCGTACTTTATTCATCATGGAGTAGCAGAACTAGATGATGGAATATTTATACCTGAACGCACAAAAGGTGGGGGAATAGGCTCTGGACAGGCACTGGGTAATACGCGCGAGCTAAATGAGACACAGTCACGAAATTTACGCCGTGATTTTGCTTCAAAGTCCGCTAAAGCCAAAGCATATCGCTCATTATTGCAAAAGCTTCGGGCAAACGATGAGTCTTCGGTAATAGAGAATCAAGAAGAAGTTAGAGCTATTGCGAACATCATGAGTAGTCCATACGTGGCATTTGCTTCTGACGATAAATTTACACGAGGCTGGGAAGTTGGTGACAGTCTGAGAATATCTGACATAAATGCCAGAAAAGGCAATGCATTTAATCTCGACGGGATTATCAGTGGAGTCGAGTTAAATCTAGGAGTCGAAGAAAAAGGAGCATCAGAGATGCAGTCGGTATTGGCTGCACTTGGTGATGACAAGAACTTTATGTCTACTCACTCCGGTCTGTATCAAGCTGCTACAAAATATTCTGGATATCTCGACAGATATCCAACTGAAGCCTTTTCCTCGATGATAAAAGAAATACGCACATCGTGGTTGCAGGATTTAGCAACAGCACGAAATCGCAGAGGCACATCATGGTTTGGTGTAGGTAAATGGGGTCATAACGTTACCGATATCCTTGGTCCTGGTGAGGAGTGGCAAGTACTAGGCAAAAATAAGCCGATTGCCGGACTCTCGAAGCCTCAGGGTTTTAGCCAGACTGAGTATGACGACATATTGTTTGCGATGACTCCAAGAATCATCAAAATGCATGATGAAAGGGGATATGTAGACATTGATGAGCTTTTGGATGACATCAACGAACCGATTGACTACTCGAAGCGTTTGTCTAGCGGCTCAGACAAGCCCTCTTATCCTAGAAAACCAACATACGGCGCTTTTATTGGCGGAGCAGAGCAAGAATTTGGCGATGCTAAAACTTGGCAGGAATTTAAAGACAAGTACAAAAATCGAGAAATAATTTTCTTTGACTACGAGACGACTGGCCTCGTATTTGATGAATTCCGCAAACCTTCCTCCAATGGCCAACCAACACAGTTTGGCGCCGTAAAGATGAAAGATGGGAAGATAATTGACAGCATCAATATTTTCATGGACCCAGAAGAATCTCTTGGTGAATGGTCACGCGCAAACCTCAAGGACATAGATGGCAATCCGCTGACAGATGAGTGGCTAAAAACCCAAACATCTATCAAAAAGGCACATGAACGACTTGCCGAGTTCGCTGGAGATGATGCAATATTCGGTGTACAAAACGCATCATTTGATAAAGATGTCCTCGAACTGGCGCTATCTCGGTCAGGCATTACATGGAGACCCAAGGGATACCTGGACACTAAAGAAATTTCAGACATGGCACTTCCTCGTTGGACGCCAGAAACAGACGACGGCCCATTCGTTCTTGATGCTGACGGGAACAAGAAACCGTCCAATGGCCTTGCTGCCATAACTAAATACCTCAATGTTGATTTGGGTGAAAAACACCATACTGCAGATGCCGATGCTGAAGCAACCGGTCTTGTCATGTCGGCGATTATTGATGGAGCCATCGTTAATGGTTGGTCAACTGATGTTTTGGACAAAGACAAAAGGGATGCAAAGTTCAATTCAAATAATGCAAAATTTGCAGCAGCGGTAGATAAATTCGAACAAGATGTCGCTGAGTATCGCCGTCTTTCATCTGGAGATGATGGCGACTACAGAGGAATGCATATGGCCCCAGATGCAGATTCTGGAGCACCACTTCATAATTTGACTGGTGTTTACCCAGATGATGTTTATTCCTCCGCAAGTATCCGCTACTACGGAACAGGTAATGATGGTTTTGACGCAGCTGCAGTAGATGTTGTTCGTCGTTTCAGAAATAAACCGAATGCCGATGTGACCGTATACAGGGCTGTTCCAATATCGAGGGACGAGCAAATACTAAGACTCGAAAAACAGCAGAAATATATTCTCCAATATGGTCGGGTGCCTCGTGGCGTATCAACGAACCTCCATCACAGCGACTATTACGACAAACTTGCATCTGAGCTAGATGTTCTACGTAATCAGGAAGAATCTGAGCTTGTATCAATTAATCCAGGTGACTGGGTAACCCCTGTGCGACAGTATGCAGTTGAGCACGGTGAGGGGGTTCTTCGCGGGGACTATGAAATAATCAAAAAACGCGTCAAGGCAAAGGACATCTACACCAACGGTGACTCATGGCTCGAGTGGGGTTATGACCCAGACAACCGCAACTCCCTGTCCTCTGGACAAGACGGAGCAATTCAGCCAAAAACATTCAAACTTCCAAAAGCTGCAGTTGCATTTGATGGCGGACGGATTGAGGATTCACTAAAACCCACCAGTGAGAATTTGTTTGAATCAATTAGCGACGATGATTCAATTAAAAAATTCGGATACGCACTCAGGCAAATACAAAAAGAAGTCAAAGATAGAGATGGCAATACGCGTACAACTTATTCCTATGAAATAGAAGTTCACAATCCGATTTTGGCATATGACTCAATAAACGATATTGCACAGGATTTTTGGAGAAGAACAGAAACAGAAAAAAATACACAACTTCGTTCATTATTTAACAGAAAGCTTAAATACGCATGGAAAATACGTAAAATTCTTGAAGAAGAATACGACATTGATTATTATGAGAGGTCTGACGAAAGACGCGGTTTGTCTTCAGGCAAAATTTACGATTCAGTAGTAAGTGAGCAAGGTTACCTATCGAACGAACAGCGAGCAGGAATAGATAGTTTCTCTGCACTCATGCTGGATGACGAACTCCAAAAAGAAGATGAGTGGATTACCAAAGATGACCCGAGATATTCCTCTTTTCAGAAAATTCAGGGTATTGAATACGATGTATTCGAAGAAGAGGTTCTCGCGGATAGCGAAGAAAGAAAAGCCTTCAAGGAATCAATAAAGTCAGCAGCTAAAGATATGTTTTCTGGTGAAATAACGACAAGAAACGACGTTATAGTCACGGCGGCAAACGGAGAAAAAATAAATCTTGGTAGAACATTCGATGTTGTTGTTTCACCGACAGATGTCGTCATACAGAAAATGGATGAGGAAGAATTCGAAGAAGCAAGTGATGCCCTTGGGGCCGATGAAATCATGGAGGGCATGAAAAAGCGGCCATCTACAAGCGTGAGTTTAAAGTTCACCATTGAAACAAAAGACAAGGACGCGGTAAAACGACTTACTGAAGCAGGAATTCCGCGGCGGGAACGTTGGGACGGAATTGGAGACATGGAGGACTTCGAAAAAGGGCAAAACGAAGGCCAATTGGTAATTGCTGATTCAATCAGAACAATTGTAATCAATGGAAAAAATAAGATAATTGTCCATGATTCACTGTCTGTCGGCGCCCCAGCTCGAGGCAATGGAATAGCGAGTATTTTCAACGCCAAAAACGAAGCCGTTTACAGAGAGATTGATGCAGAAACAATACTAGCTTCCGCTCAGTCCGGAAAACAAGGCGACTATATGGGCGCAACACACTGGGCGAGAAATGGCTTTACGTGGGCGTCACAGGGCGAGCAGCAAAAATTTATAGAAGTAATAGATAATGCGGTAAATGATTCGTCACGAAACTGGTTTACAGACGAAGAAAAGAAGAGAATAACATCTCTCTACGAAAAATCTAAAAACGGAAAATTCAAAACAAATGCAACAGCAGAACAGCTTGTTGATTTTGAAGAAGCCGATGAGCTATTTAGAGCCGGAGAAGGCGTCACTATTTTAATGAAGCGTGACATTAAGCGCAAGCGCCAGCAGTCAGCTCCAAGGACTGTGGTTAATCGCCTCCTATCGCGTAGTGGTAGAAAAAATAGACGAACCTCCAACCGTCTTTCGTCTGGAGGCGAGCGTCCAATACTCAAAATGAATCAGCCAGATATAAAAGCGCACCAATTGAAAAAATATAAATACGGAGACCAAAGTGAACTGGGCGGAAATGTTCGCAGAAGCAAGTCGAACTGGCTAAAGGGCATGACCCCAAGACAAATGTCTGAATTGCTCGTCCCAACATCAAAAGAGCAATACTTTGAAATGCTTATCGATGATTTTGCGCCAGGAGGACGAGACTCTGAAGAATACGTAAAAAGATTCAACGCCATACATGAAGAGTATTTTAGAAACAATCCATGGGATGAGATAGATTTCTCTCCCGAAGCAGTTGAAGCTGTGCGTAACGCTGTTGAGCAAGCTGTCGAATCAAATCCAAAACTAAAGTGGGCATTTGAGACACACGGTGCTCCTGTTTTCTATATGCAAACAGCTGATGCTTCGAGGGCGTATGAAAGCATGCCTCAGGTTTTGTCAAAACTTGAACAAATAAAGAGTGTTCGCGGAATCGGTTCAAAAGACCCATATGTTCGCGCTAGGACAACTCCATTCCTTAATTCCGTATCCTTCAACCGAAGACTGATTATCGACAGGGAATCAAACTCGCTAGACACAGCACGCGAAAACGTGACTATGGACCCGACAAGACTCGTAACGAGCCGTGATAACACTATTGACAAATCAATAGCTGGAGTCATAACCCATGAGTGGGGACATTGGTTGCATTTCCGAGCACTAAAAGACGTTGAACTGGCCGGTAAGCCAAAAAATCGCCATTATTTTGGTTCTGGTGACCCTCAAGACAAGCGTTACGCGCAAGCGCTTCAGGTTGCGTCTGAATATAACGATGTAATCATGAATCCTGACATGATGGCTAGATTCTCTGACGGCGTTGACATAAATTCGGTTACAGATAGTCCGATGACCCTCTCTTCCTACGGTAATACAAACAAAGCTGAAGCATTTGCTGAGGCAGTAGTTGCGATACTTCATCCAAATGACAAGTTAAAGACGTATGCGCTAAACAAAAAACTGCGTGAAGATGTTTATTCAATACTTTTTATTGACGGCAATACAGAACCGTGGGGAAATCTGGCAGAAAAATCTCCGGAACGAAATTTAAACAGTGCGCCACGCCTTTCATCCGGAGCTACTGTTGAGAAAAAAAGAGTTAAGTATTCTCCAGAGCAGATACGGAAAATAGCATCACAGGTTGAAGTTAAATATGCCGAAACCCCAGAGAAACGCCTACTGGCCAGAAAGACTCTGCAAAAAGGATTCCAAGGCGGTTTCACTGTCGAACTAGACACAATGGACGACATAAAAAATGGTATAGCAGTAGCAAGAAATAAAAAAGGAATGATTTTCCCAGCTTCTGCAGACTTCACTCCGGATGGAGAGCCAACGGAAGAGCTTATTGACACATTCGTTGCATGGTTGGACTTTCACGGACCTGAAGTATTCAACAACCCATCGGATGGAGCAGAAAGAGTCGCTATCGGCGGATGGGTAGATGATGGAACTCTTTATCTTGATGTGACCGATATTTACCCAACAGCACAATTCCTTCCGCGAGCCAGGGATTTGGGTGGGCAGGAAAACCAAAAAGCTGTAACCAACCTGAACGTTTTATGGGAGTTGCTCGAGTCTGGGGCAGATGACCTGAGTCCTGCCTTTATTGATACCGGCGGCGATGGTGGCCAAACCATCACCAGGGAAACAATTGAGCGATTCAGAAAGGCCCTGCTTGCTTTTGAGTCAGGCGATGAAGGGCAGCCACGATTGCCCATAAAAAACACTAAGAAAAAATCTTCATAAAAAGTGCAATAATATAGGTATCGATATGAGAACACGAAATTCAGATTCAACAGCTGCGTGGGTGGAAGAATCAATCAACACATTTGTCGGCGAAGCTCCTGTCATCTTGGCCAAGGCTGCAAACATGTCTTACACAAAACCGCAACTTCGCGAAAAAATAAAAAACAGAATTATGGCCGGCTCAAAAGGCGGCAAACCTGGACAGTGGTCTGCGCGTAAAGCCCAACTACTCGCCCTTGAGTATGAAAAAGCTGGTGGCGGATACAGGGGTGGACTTAAAAAACGTCAACGCTCTCTAAAGAAATGGACTAAAGAAAAATGGAGAACATCAGACGGCAAACCAGCGAATCGTCCCGGTGGAATGCGTAGATATCTTCCAGTAAAAGCGTGGTCAAGGCTTACTCCGTCTCAGCGAGCAGCAACAAATAGAAAAAAGCTATTGGGTAGTCGTTCTGGCCGACAATTTGTAAAAAACACAGAAGCTGCTTCATCTGCTGGCAAACGCGCAAGGTCATCGAAGGCTGATTGATTTTAACTATGGGTAGAAGATTTGACGAAGACGACGATGAATACATCGAATTGCTTAAAGAGTACGAACGTTACATTAGGGACACCCCCGGTGCATACGAAGATTTTGATGAATGGCTAGAAATCGAGTATGGTTCCGCAAAGAAAAAAACACATAAGCATTCATCAACTAGAATTAACAAGATTAGGGATGGAAGATAAATGACGACACCTGGATTTGAAGCACCGATAGAGCAGCTTGCTCAAATAGCAGACGCCGACGGCCGCATGAGGACATCAAGTTACGAAAACCACATGGACCTAGTGGCAATCATGGAGCATATGTCAAAAAACAGGCGTTTCAAAACTGGCGAATTAGTCGATGATGATAAAGGCGAAGAAGATAATGGCTGATACACCTCTTCAACGAATTAAAAAGTTGCCAGAGAACTTCTGGGAAATGACTGATAAAGAAAAAAGAACCTGGGCAAGAAGGTTTCTACTTGACCTTAGTCCAAACGCTGAAAAAAGAATAAGAAAAGCTGAGTTGGACGAGCAAATTTAGCCCCACCAACTCAGCTCAAACTTATTTGCGCGTGCGCTTTACGCGACGTGATGTAGTTTCAGTTGACTGCATCGCGCCCAATTCAGCCTCGTAGATATCGTTGTATTCATCGATATGACGACTTTTGAGTACCAAATGCGCACGGCGACGTGCTTCCTGACGCATTGTGTTCAGTGCGGCTGACTGAACTTTCTGCTCTTCTGTGTGACGTGGACGACCGCGTCCCATTCCTTTTTCTTTTAGCTTGCTGTATTCTGACATTCCACTACCTCCTTGGCTGTGGTCTAGGTGGCGACAAACTTAATGTCTGATTTTTAAGATTGCAACCTTTTTCTGAATATTTTTTCTAGAGTCAGAAACTGATTTTAGGCATAGAAAAAGCGCCTGTTTTACGCTCCCCGGCGTAAATTAACAGGCGCTTAAACTTTTCCCCGAACCTCGGGGTTGGGCTCAGAATGGCTCTGGTTCGTCCGATGGGGCGCCCACCGCGGCTGTTGCTGGTCGCGCGCGACGTGCTCCAGTCTGCTGAGACGACTGACGCGAGCCAGACTGCTGAGGCTGGCCCTCACCAGAATTCTTTCCAACGCGACGAGTAATCGTCTCAATTGAGCGAGTCAGTACGCCAATGTCTTCTGCGACAATCTCCGTGATTGAACGCTTGTTGCCGTCCTTGTCATCGTATGAGCGCTGCTCTAGTCGTCCATAAACAACGACGCCGATGCCCTTTTCGATTACTCGTGCAGTGTTCTCAGCAAGGTATCTCCACGCTGTTACGTTGTGGTAGCTGACCTTTTCCTGCTTTTCGTTTTTCTGGTCGTACCAGATGTGGTTAACTGCTACAGAAAACGACAGGCGGGCCTGCTCGCTTTGCGTGTAGGTGAGCTCTGGGTCCGCCGTGACGTTCCCAATTACTGTTATTGGCGCTAGGTTCATTTCTTCTCCTACTGGGTTGATATTGTGTGTCACCCTAGCCCAACTGGTGTAGCCTGTCAACCATGTCAGAACCAATATCTAGGCTCACGGTCATTGACCATTTAGCGGAAGTGATTTTAAATTATATTTCCGTTAAACAAAATGATGAGCAAGATGCTGCAGACGCAAAACGACAAGCTGAAGACATAGCCGAACTAATACTTCGGTCAATGCAATTTGAAATTATTATTGGTCCGACGCCACAAGGTAAAGTACTTGCTGTTTTCGAGATTCTTGGACCAGAAAATTTTCAATAGATAAAACCCTTATCTTTATTGGGTGATACGAGGTTGCAGCTGGCGTAATCAAACTGTTATAATTGGTTGTGCCCCTGGCGGGGTGACCAAAGCAAACCAAATATTGGCTTTTTACTAAACGCCACGTCTTATCCGCCGACAACAGGAGAAGCAATTGAACACATTTATTGGATGGGGATTTTCTATACTCCTTTTTACAGCTGGAGTTGGAATTCCAACAAACACAACGGAAATAGTAAACACTTCGGTCGATTTATCGGTTGAGGAGGTGTTAGTCGAAAATCCGGTGTGGGCCGCAAACCAAGAGGTCAGGGAAGCTGACCCAGGGTTTAGGGCCAAGCGAAGCTTGCCGCAGTTCCCACCAGTAAAAGGCGACCACGAGGGGCACAGAAAAGAAGTTCCAGGCGACCCAAGTAAGCGCTGCCCAAAGCTTGAGCCAGTTTTCGAAGCTTATGGTCTTTACCCAATACAAACATGGTCATACATTGCGTGGAGAGAGTCGGGTTGTCGCCCGAAAGCGCAAAATGCGAAGTGGGATGCCGCTGGCAACATGACCTACGCTCTAAATAAGGACGGCTCATACGATACTGGATTGTTGCAAATCAATTCCAGTTGGTACTCGGCAGTAAAGAAGGTATGCGGGGACAATGCCGTCGAAAACCGAATGCAAGGGCTCAAGACAGTGCACTGCAATTTAATGATGGCTCGTTACATCATGAACAATAGTAACGGCGGATTATCCAACTGGAGAATGTAGTAACGGTTGCTATTCCATTGCTGAATTAGTATTCTTTCAGGGATGAAAGACTCTTGGGATTTACCAGCTAAAACATTTGATTTTAAATCCGACTTGGCGTATGGGCAGGAAGGAGAGAAACTGGTTTCTCAGTTTCTTGAATCACTCTCCGGTGGGGAATTTGAAGTGAAAAGCGATAGATATCGCAATGGCAGAATGGTTGTGGAAACGCAACAAAATCCACGCGGTGCGCGTGATGAAAATGGTGAGCAAGTTTGGGTAGCGAGCGGAATAAATGTAACAACCGCAAAATGGTGGGTGTACATTTATTCTCCTGACGGTGCTTTTGTGGTTATTGATGTACCGCGATTGAAAAGATACCTAAGAATGAATCCGTATAAATTTAATGAATCAACAAAAAGGGCATTCGGCGGCGAGGATAATCCTGCACGTGGATTTTTGATTTACCCAAATGACGTGATAGACATGATGACCAACTCCAACTATGATGAAACAAAAAACGAGGAGCAAAAATGACAACTCAACTGAGCACAAATACATTTGACGAGTTCATCAACTCATCAGAAAAACCAGTTTTGGTTGATTTCTGGGCTGAATGGTGCGGTCCATGCAAACAGATTGCACCAATCATTGATGAACTAGCTACAGACGAAACGCATGAAGCGTCGTTCGCAAAGGTAGACATCGATAACAATGGAGAATTGCAATTACGTTTTCAAATCATGAGTATTCCTGCTCTTATGCTGTTCAAAAACGGCGAACTCATCGGTCGACTTCCAAATGTGCGAATGTCAAAGCAGTCAATCACAGAAAATATACGCACCTTATTGGCCGAGCAGGGGCAATGACCTGCAAGTTTTGCGGGCCGGTAGCTCAGTGGTAAGAGCAACACTCTTATAAGGTGTGGGTCGTGGGTTCAATTCCCACTCGGCCCACTACACACCCAGGGGGATTTATGACTATGAAATTAGTAGATTTTGATGGCGAACAAGCTGTATTTGTTCGCTGGCGTACCAGTCGTCCACAAAAGGGCGACCATATGAATATCTATAACGGTATTGAGGGTCAGCCAGCACAACAGGTGCAGCGAAGACTTATCTTAAACGAACTTCTTTTTTCTCAAATTTCGGAAATTGATAAAAACATCAACGAAGAATGGTGGAGCTTTACCGAAATGAGCGAACAACAATTTCAGAAAATGCGAGTTTCTGCAATACGTTCTGAATCTATTGCAAAAACCCACGATAGTTTGTTTTAGGTTCGGGCCTGTAGCTCAGTGGTCAGAGCAGGGGACTCATAATCCCTTGGTCGTGGGTTCAATCCCCACCGGGCCCACAAAGGAGAAAACATGAAAAAAGAGAAAATGAAAGACATCATCAAGGGTTTCGAGTCAGAGCATGAGCTTTTGATGCTCGCGTATGACGGCCTTGAGGAAAAACACCATGAGCTATTGCATAAAGCATTTGCTGTTCGCATGGCAATCACATGGATTGACGATGATACGAGGCGACATAGGCGAATGATGGCCAAGCTCCGCAACGAATGGCCAGCGCTATGGCGGGCAATCGATGAATTAATGGTCACGCTAGATGAGCAACATTGGGGGGAAGATGGAACAAATTAGATACTTCTGGATTTGGCTGACATCTCGCATGCCTCATCGCTGCAGTAATTGGCAACATTTTCTCGGCAACGAAAAAGGCGGTGTAATCTTCTGCGCTGTGTGCGGAAAAATTCTGGACGAAGAAAAAAGCCGCCAATGACTAATGAGATAATCGAACAGCTTGAGTCAATTGCTCGCAAACTCCAACATGGTAGAGGTGGGTCAATAATCTCCAAAGCCGCAGAAGTGATAAAAGAAAATGACTCTGTCAACGATGAACTCATGGGAATCATCGCTGAACAGGCGTACGAAATACATAGACTAAAGAAGATAATCAGGAACTACTACGCCGAAGAATGTTCGTACAACAGTCAAATCAGCGATAGGGTAAACCCAGATTTCGCTGTTCCGCAGACTTGGAAAGATGCTTATACAGAGTTTGAAAACGAAGCATTCAACATAGACCTCGAGGGACATGACTACTGAACAAGACGACTACTGCTGTAGCGCCACAAAGCCATCTGGATTCACGTATTACGGAAATGTGACCGTGTGTAATACGTGTTTAACCAAGTTTCCGTACTACGACTGTTACTGCGAGCTCGAACACGAAGACTGTTCGTATCAGAGGCGTCATAAAAATGCTGAATACAACGCGTCATTTATAAATGGAGAAAAATGAACACACACCCAGACATTCCGCCAACCCTGGCTGACTACAAGGCATGGCTGATACGCAAGTATCCGACAAGAAAATGGGGGCTTGACATATCCCCAGATACATATAGACTGCTGATGGAAAACCAACTCAAAAAACTGGAGAAGTCGTGAAAAAATATCTACTAGCAATTTCGGTATTTAATGCCTAATTTTCTTTTTATAGCTTGGCAGATTGTGCTCGTTTTGAGCTTTGCTATGTGGGTGTATATTTTTTCTGTTACGCGCAAGCTGCAGAAACAATCGAAAAAGAAAAAGAAAAAGAAATAAAGAGCGTGATTTTCGCGCCTTTAGCTCAGTCAGTAGAGCACCGGACTTTTAATCCGTTGGTCCTGGGTTCGAGCCCCAGAGGGCGCACTGTCGTTATTTAGGACCACAAAAATGCCACAGAAGATAATTGAACCAGTAGTAGTCGATTCATTCGAATCAATATTAATGAATATAGACACGTATTTGGATAAATTCTCCAAAGACGCAGTTGTCGTTTTGCGAGGCATTCGTATTTCAAGAGCTGAGCAGCTGATTATTATGCGTCTATTTGGAGACAGAGCCAACTGGCACCCGAATTCGAACACTGAAATGCAGGTTGTTTGGTCTTATGAAGAAAATCATTCCCGGACCATGGACCAATACCACAAGCACAACACAGGCAAAGATGAGTTATTCCTTCCTTGGCATCTCGAGCACATGGGCCATAAAAATCCGGCTATTGGAGCATCATGGAACATGGAAAAATTCACATGCGAGCGCGGTATCGGGAATACTCTGTTTTGCAACATATCTGACATTTGCGACACTTACTCACAAGAAGAAATAGAGTTTCTTAAAAAATGCAAAATTGCTGCGTTTTATGGTTGGGCATTTGACGCCCCCGGTCCCCAGGCGGAACCGACTATTCATGACGCCGTCACGATGCATGAATTATCTGGACGATATGCGCTAAGACTGAACGCTTTATTCAAGTACGATAAGGAAACGTTTTATCTGCACAGTTTTGATGACAGAGAGCCAACAGATGCAGAAAATGACAGATTTTTAGAGCTTTCTGTCCGTTTCACAGAACACATACATGACAATGAAGACATTCGGCAAGTCCATATTTGGCAGCAGCACGACCTAGTGATTGTCGACCTCTTTCTCATGGCTCACGCTGTATTGGGTGGCTTCAAATCATCAGATAGGTTTTTTCATGGCTACTGGGCGCACGCCAAAGAAAGCTCAAAATATGAGTGACCCGCGCGGGTACTCCCAACAAAAAGCAATGAAAAATACAATCACTGCTATAGCAACATTACGAAAATTTTTTTTGGAAATGGCACTTACTTCAGATAGATTTATCCACTAATGGACCCACGATATAGAAAATCCGCACCTACTGGAAAGCAATTCGACAGCGAAGAAGAGATGAAAGAATTCATCTCCGAGCTAACAGAAAAGCAACAAGAAAAATACATCAAACTCAACGAAGAACTTCTACCAAGAGGTTTTGAATCAGTGCAAAGAGACAGTGTTCCTGACGCAGTTGCTGAAGCACTAGACGACTTACTCCAAAGAATAGATAAGTTCTGTCCGCACATCAATACGATGCCACCAACGATTGACCATTTACTACTGCCGGCAATTCAAGTTGCATGCTGTGCTATGTGCTTGCAAGACTTCATGCCCCTGCTGCACGAACAGATGAAAAGCACAGACTGTGATTTATGCGGAGTAATTTCCCGGGAATTTATAGAGATATCAATACCAATTGGTTATGGATTGCTCACAATTAATGTTGGTGAAAAATGCTGCGCCGACATATTTATTAGATAAATTTATCCTAAATGCGGAACATGTTTTATATATATTTAGGGTGCAGAAAATGATGATAAAAATGCCGGCACTCTTTAATAATCTCCATTCACGGAGAACAAATAGGAGGAACAGTAGAAGTGACAACCAATAACGAAGAGAGCTTCATGATTTCAGTAAGGAAGTCAACAGAAAGCGACATAGCACGATTCTCTAGTGAGTCGCTGATTAAGTCGCTGCTGGAAAAGGGCTCAATGTTTGAGGTTATAGAAATAACACAACTAGCAAAAAAGAAATCAAACAGCTAGTTACCAGTTCGACTCAACGAACATATGAGTAATGCTACTAACAACATCCTTGTAGAACGGGTCTAGCGAGCTGTGCTGTATCCGTTCAGCAATATCAGGACGAGAAACAGAGAACAAATTAAAATACATCTGTCCGTATCTCGCGTGCCCTGGGGTGTTCTTCTGCTTCTCATACTTAATACTGACATCAGCAAGAAAATCATTAAACGACAGGTATTGGGTTTGCATGAATTTCAGTATACGCTTGAACCGTGAAAGAAACACAGGACGCTTTGTACTCGGATTCACCGGATGTGATTGAAGCATACGAAGACAGGGCATTCATGCATTTGGCCTTCACAGGGCTCATCCCATGCTGTCTGGGGGCAAATGGAAGGCAATCAAGACACTGGAAGAAAGTCCGCAAACTGGCGGCCGAGCTGTATGTATTGGATAAATTTAAGTGAAAAACCTGGGATGAATTTTTTGCGATTTTGCTCCCCCACCCACCCTGCCTCAACCGAGAAAGTTTCGCGGGGCTACAAGAGACAGGTGTTGCGAGGCGACACTGCGAACAATTTTTCACAATTTGTGTCGGAACTCGGGGTGGTCGGCAACAAGTCCACACACGCAGAGGACACACATCAGTCTCTCGCAGTGTGTGTTGATGAGTTCTGGTTGATTAGAAAACCACATAACTCACTAGATAAGTCACGACCCGACTACGACCCCAAAAAAACAGCAAGACGATTTACCCAAGTATTTCAGCAAGACATACGCCGAGAGAGACGACACACACCCGATGTAATCCAACAGACAACACGACACGCCAACAAAGCCAACAGCCCTGTCAGGTCTGTCGGGTCTCGGGTGTTTCGGGTCTGGTGTGGGATTAGCCACGCAGAGCCTCGCTCATACACATCGCATACACACGACATACACCAACACAAGAGAGAGATGAGATGACAACACAAGAGCCAACGCCATCAGAGTTTGTCGCTTTCGTTCCGAGCAACAGTATGTACACGCAGTTGCTTAGGTCTAAGAGGACACTCAGCGAACACCTAACCACAGAGCAACGCCTAGCGCAGATGAAACTCACAGGTCTGTTCATAGCGAAGGTGGCACACGAGATGATGACACTTGACTTAGATGAACAAGGTCGCCACATCGCTACGGGTGAGTACGCAGATACCCATACCATCAGCCTCGTATCCCTGATGTTAGAGGCAGAGCGAGAGATAGGCATAGCACCCACCGATGATGACCTTGACCGTATGAACCCAGCAGACGCAGAGAGAGCGCACGCCGAACGCCAACGCCAACGCAACTACGCCTATTCTGCCTACCTTCGCCTCAACACACGCCAGTCATAGAAGTCGCCAAGTGCTACGGGTACTAGATAAGTCTGCTCGCCTATGACTATCGTTGAGATGTTATGAGTAACAATGTTCGCTGTTCTGCCTGTGACCGTGATGTCCAGTGTGATGAACAAAAGCACCTACCTAGTAACGGTTGGGATTTACCATTTGACTTATTTGGTTACTATGGTGGCTTCACTGATGAAGTAGATGTGCTGTTCAGTAATCGCCGTAGTCGTAGTTGGATACTGTGTCACGACTGCATAGTGAAGTTCCTCACTCTATTCCCAGCATTGGCAGAAACGATAGGCAAGGGAACACACCCCTGCGATAGTGAAACACCGTGCTGTGAGTGGGCGTGGCGTTCTACTGAGAACTTCGGCAAGTATGAACGCAATGCCAATGGTGAACTCGTGCCAGTGTCAGGGGCGCACTATCAGATAGTCGTTGATGGTCAGTGGCAAGATGTCACAGATAGTAAATAGATAAGTCTGCTCGCCCTACCCTAAGGTCAATACCGAAAGGGGAACATAATGGGAATAGCACGAAACGCCACACTCACCATCACACTTACAGCACAGCAGGTCGCTCGCTTGGAGTGTGTCTTACAGATAGTCAAGATGTTCGCTGATGACGAACACACGGAAGCGAATGTTTCCGACATCTACGCAGTCTTGCGCCAAGCAGAGCAGACGCAACTCGGAACATACGGCATCTAATGATTACCAAAGGACTTACCGTAGGACAGACGCTGTTGATACCAGTGTCGTTCGGTCACATCGTTTCAGACAAGGCACGCCGAATGACTACGGGTGCTGTGGAAGCAGAGTTCATCTCATACCACGACACAGATGAACAGTACGCCCGTGTGCTTTACTGTGGAGAAGTTTTCGTTGTCAGTGTTGGACAGATACTGAACTAGATAAGTTCATCACGCACACTCTTCCATCACACTCCCACCGTCTGTCATACGCAACTCACAGGCGTTGTGTGTCGGCAGATAGATGGTGTCACCGATGGTCAATGTCGTGCCATACAAGGCGACAAGTCTGTCCACCACTTCCATAGTGTTGCCTTCGCAGTTCATTCGTGCTATCCAATAGAGAGTGTCGCCCTCTTTCACCGTCAATGGTGTTCCATCGCAAAAGAACTCACTGTCTCTTGCTTGCTGTCTTTCCAAATATCCAAATGCGAATACTGACGCAAGTGTTATTGCGATAGCGATGAGAATTGTCTTTGCTGTTCGATAGGTGTTCTCGTTCATCTCGTCATCTTATCTAGTTACAACACAAACCACACCCAAACGCTCGAAGCCCCGGCTGGCGCAGTGCTTCGCACTTTGCCCTCACTTGTGATGAACACTTATCTAGTAAGTCATAGTCTCGCCGTAGCAGAGTAATGCTCACTAGATAAGTGAAACCCCGTAACCCCTACGCCCTTGATGAAAGGGGGTTAGGGATAAGAGCGCAGAGGCTACGGGTGACCGTTGAGACTTATCTAGTACGGTTCAGAGGCGTGAACGATGAAAGGCGAACCACACTTCACACAGTTCGCTGTTCGCTTCTCGCTGTCGTATGTCGGATACTCATCAGCGTCAATGCTTGACCCGTGCCAACCGATGTACTCACCCAAATACGAGAGAGAGTGTTCGTTATCAGTCGGACACTCCAACTCATAAGAGTTGTGGTCGTATGGGAAACAGTCAGCCATTTCCACTGTCACACGAAACGCACGAGGCTTCGTGTATCCACCACGAACATCACAGCCCCCGTGTATCTGAATAAGGCTCACAGTATCGCCATCGTTACGGGTGAACGATACGCCTTGTAGCGTCTGCGACAGGCTGTCCTCACCGTTGTAAGTGTTCCAAGTACGAGGCTTGGGGTCGTAGCGTTCAGCCAGTGTCTCGGCGATAGCCAACCAACCCTCATCAGGCATACACCGTGCCAACTCATCAAACTCGGCTTGGATACTCGGCAGAAACTCCACACGGTTCGCAAGAAAGTGGAAAACTGAAAGCACTACGCCGTAACCGTCAGCCCACGCAGTCGGTTCGTTCTCAAAATCAGCAAGCGTCTTGCCATTGTTCCGTTCCCAGTTCCTACCGTATGCGCCACCACTGTCCAAGATGTGCGCCCCAGTGTTTTCTGTCAGCATTTCTGCCAACACGCTACGGGTGTCTAGTGCTGTCGTAGTCATTAGCGCACTCGCTTCGCAACAGGGTGACGGCGAATAGAGCCGTAGCGTTCGTCTTGATGTTCGTTGTACACGGTCAGAGCGAAAAGGGTAGTAATCACCGTTCCACCTACCACGATAAACAGACAGGTCAGCAGGTCGCTAATGTTTGTGTTGTAGTACGCCTGAACCACTCCGAACAGTCCGATGGTCGGCACGGCAGAGATAATGCCGAGCAGAGCCTTCATCGTTCCGAGATAATGTTCCTGACACCAGTTTTCGCACTTATCTAGTAACTTCATTAGTTGCCCCTTTCACGAGCGTTAGTTCCTGAATAAATCATAACCATTGACGAGCAGACTTATCCGACTTTCTGCCGACCCACCCGTGCGCTCTCGCCACAGACCGAACCCCAACCACTGCCCCTGCCTCTGGAGCCCCGGTGTACAATGAACTAAGCAATACTCGGTTAGATTTATCTAAAAGAGAGAGAAGGAAAGACGCGAAATGGCACACGGACTAGAAATCAATAAAGACGGAACAGCGAGAATGGCATACGCCGACAGAGAAATACCATGGCACAGGCTTGGAACGCCAATGAAGGGGCTACAAACGGCAGAGGCAATGCTCGAAGCTTCACAGGCGAACTTCGATGTCGTTACAACACGGGTGGCAATTTGCGATGATAATGGCGAACCACTACGGAATCCTGATGGCACAACTATTCTCGTGCCGGACAGTCGTGCGACCGTACGGGTCAACATTGACGGCACATTCACCGGTTTGGCCACCGTTGGAACGCGTTATGTGGTTCAGCAGAATAAAGAGTGTTTGGATTATGCGCTAAGCATCGTGGGCGCTTCCGAAGGAGACGCAGTCGTAGATACTGCCGGTGTTCTACACGATGGGAAGGGTTTCTTTGCTTCACTTGACTTGGGCGCGATAGTGGTAGACCCTGCTGGAGTGAATGACCAAATAGCACGCTACCTGCTTGTTCGCAATGGGCACGATGGAAAGACAGCAATTACATTCGCGAACACTTCTATTCGTGCTGTATGCCAAAATACTGTAACGCTTGGCATCGAAAGCGCTCGACGGGTGTTTACTGCTCGTCACACTCGTAATGCAGACAGAGCGATAGAGCAAGCGAATGAAGTCCTTGCCATATCCAATGAATGGGCAAACAACTTCGCTGCTACTGCCGAACGACTACTGGCAGTGAAAGTTCCAGCACGTACGCAAGTTCTTGACAAAGTCCTAAATACAGCATTTCCAATAGAGCCAAATAGTACAGAGCGTCAGAGAAAGAATCGTGATGACGTGTTGTCATTGGTTCGCGCTATTTATGAAAACGAAAACAATGCAAAGAACTACGGGTACAACGGCTGGTCAATCTACAATGCCATCGGCGAATACCTCGACCACTACCGAGATGCTTCTCGAGATGAGCGTGCGCTCGCATCTATGGATAACAACTCGTGGGTGACGAGAACAAAACTAAAAACTCAAACTTATCTATTAACAAATGTCTGACTTCTTGTACGGGTATTATTAGTCAAGCCCATAGAAAAGTGAGGCAAGATGGATAACGACGGCGCAGACGATTTTTACGAATTTGCCGGTGATGATGGTGAAGAAATGCCGACAAAGGAAGAACTTGCGCTGTTCATATCCGAGTTCATGTCTAACTCGCAGAAAGCGAGAAATATGTATCGTTCACACTTCTGCTCAATAATCGCAAATCGAATTCACGATGAATTCGGCGTAGAGGGTTTGTGTGAATTAATGATGGCAATAGACAAGCGTGCCGGTTGGATATCAGACATCATCATTGAGGACGCGGATATTCATGACGCACTGTTTAATGGGCACGGCGTGTATGACGACAAAGCAATAATCAAAGCTCGAATGAGCCAAGAGATGACTGAAATGAACAAGAAAATATGGCGCTTGCGTAAGAAATATTCCAAACTAATTGCAGAGGAAATATTTTACGGTCGCACCCAGGGTGCCACGGGTAAGTCGGAAACAAGTTCCGAAACCGATTAGTTCTGTTCTGCTTTACCGAGTAAATTCAGAATAAGTTGCACGGCACTATCCTCGTTAGCGAACTCCCCACCTTCTACTGACGCATTTACCACCGAACGCTTTCGCTCGATGAGTTGATAAATCTCCTCATCAATGGTGTCTTTAGTTAATAGATAAGTTGCCGTCACGCTTCCTTGCTGTCCGATGCGATGTAAGCGCGAGTATGTCTGGTCCACGTCTGCTGGTGTCCACGGAAGTTCTATAAACAAACACTCCTCTGACGCAGTGAGTGTGTGACCTGTTTTCGCAGCCTGGATAGATAACACGATTACGGGTGCTTTATCTACGGCTAACTGCTGAAACTTGCGTTTATTCTCCTCTACTTCCTCGACCTTCATGCCACCCTGAATACGCAGGTCTCCATACTTACGGGCGATTTCGTCAACGATGTCCCTATGGTGTGCAGCGACAACGACCTTGCGGCCGGCCTCTATACGTTCGGTAATCCACTCATGAGCAACTTCCATCTTTGCTTTCGCAGCAAGACGGCGAAGCACTGACAGTCGAACTAGATGTTCGTTCGCTTCTGCTCTAATCATTGCCGATATCGCAGCGCCGTACTGTGACTT